TGCTAGTCAAACTGGAAACTCATTATCAGTAGATGGATTTAGTTCTGCACCACAAATACAAGAAACTTTTACTATTGCTGGTAATGCAACTAAATATACCATTACTGCTGTAACACAAACTGCTGCTGGTTATGATTTAACACTAGATCAAAACTTAGCTGTTTCCCCATCAGATAATGCAGCTATTACTGTAGTAGATGGATTTATTCATACAGTAAATGCAATTTATGAAAATACAGACAAAGTATATGCTGTATATGGAAATGGATCATTAGGAGAATTTACAGTAAATAGCAGCAATAGAATTACACTGACTTCTGCACCTTTTCCTACTGGTACTAGAGTAGGATTTAATTTTACTCCTATATTAGAAACTATGCCAATAGATAAAGAAATTGATACTGGGCCATTAACAGGACAGCCAAGACGAGTAAATAAAGCTATTGTAGATATATCTGGTGGTTTAGATATTACAATGAAAGCACAAGACTTAGAAGCTAAAGAGCTAGTTATACAACAAGTTGATTTTACAATTAATAGTGATACAACACCAGTAACAGAAAAAAAGGAATTTAATTTTTTAGGTTATAGTAAAAGTCCAACAATTACTATTAGCCAAAACGATCCTTTACCATTAAAGGTATTAGGAATAGCTATGGAGATACAGTTCGCATAATGGGTGTTAATGCTTCAACAATGTTTGCAGCTGCAGCAGTAGTAAGTGCAGTAGGTACGGTAGCTAGTGTTTCAGCACAACGTAAAGCATTAGCAAGAGAAAATTATAGATTAGAAACAGAAAAAAAATTAGCAGCAGTTCAAGCATTAGAAGAAGAAAATGCTAGAAAAGAAATGTTAAATAATACGATTGCTCAAAATTTAGCATGGCAATCTATAAGTGGATATTCTGATGATAGTAGAAGTTTTTTAAATATAAATAATCAAGCTAAAAATAAAGCAAATAAAGATATAGCTAATATTAGATTAATGGGAAAAAATATTCAGAATAAATATTCTTCTATGTTGTATGAAAATAAATACAAAGATAATGATTTAGTATTTGGGGGTTATATATCTGCTATTTCAGAATTAACAACTGGATATGCTCAATATGATTATTATGGAGATGGTGGAAAGGGGAAAAAAGATTAATGGCTTTAACAACTGGTAAAAGAGTAGTTCAAACTACAGCTTCTTCTGTAGCAAATAGAATGGGTGTTGTTCCAGCTTATACTGGTGATCCAATTGCTTCAGTTGCAAAAGTTGCAACAGAAAAATTAGATTTTTTTGCAAAACGTCAAGCGTCATTAGAAGAAGCAAAATACAAAGCAGATTTAGATATTAAAACATCTAATTTTATAAATGCAAAAGCAAGAGAACATTTTGATGATCCAAATACTTTTACTAAAGCAACTGATGAATATATTGAAACATTAGTTACTGAAGCACCAACAAGATATAAGTCTTGGACTAAGACTATGATTTCAGGAAAAGCTCTTAGAAAAGGTGAAACTATTTTTGCTAATAGAATCCAGATAGATCATGATGAAGCTATAAAATTACATAAACAAAGAGTTATAACTAATAATGAAGAAACAATAGCTGATTTATTTGATATGGCAACAGTATCAGGAGGAGATCCTGAATTAAGAAAAGATAGTACATTTACTAACAATATAGATCAATACCACAAAGATGTATGGCTGCCTAAAATATCAGAAATGTATAAATCATATTTAGAAGTATATAATGCTGCTTATCCTGAAGATAGAAATAGAATGGAAAAACCAGAAGAATTTTTACGAAGTATGCAAGTATCTTTTGAACAAGCTAGATTAAATACTAAAGTAAAAAATATGATTGATGGAGCAATGTTAGAAATAACAGAAATGGGTGGTAATTATCAAATAGGTAATGACAAAATTAAAGAGTTAAATACTACAATTTCAAAAATGTTAAATGAAGAATACATGAAAAATCCTCAAATAGATATGCTTGATGGTAAAGCTACTTTAATAAATACTACTAAAGATGAAAGAGCTGCTATTATTGATAATGCAAGCAAATTTATGCAATCACATTTACAAGTTTATAATAATCAATTAATTCAATATGAAAGCAATAAACAAATAGCAATAGCAGATCAAATTAGTGATGATTTATTTAATTTTGTAAATAATCCTGATGAGTTTCCATTATTTAGTGAAAATGCATTAATGCAAAAAATGAATGAATTAGAATTAGATGATGTTGAAAAAATTAATTATCGAAATGCTTATCTTGGAGGACAATTAATAAAAAATAGTATTACTGAAAATTTGCAAAATTTTGTTGGAGATAGTGATGGTATGAAAATGGACACTTTTGCAGGAAAATTATTTAGTCAAATAGATAGGCAAGGATATACAGAAGCATTAGGTGTTAGTAATCCAGAAGATTTAAAAAAATTAGTTATTCAACAACATATGAAAAGAATATTTCCAAGTTTAAGAACGATTGAAACTGATGATGGGCCTAAAAAAGTAATAATGTCAGGTGTTGATAATATTGCTGATACTTGGTTGGGAACTGAATCTGTATTTACTTTAGATACAGAAGGTAATACTGTTTTAGATAAAGATCAAAATGCAATAGCTACTGCTAAATTTAATAAAATGGTTGCTTATGCTAAAATGATTAATGAACCAATACCACAGTTAACAGATTTTTTTAATGACATAATGAGTATTAATATAAAATCTGAAGCTGATTTAATGAAATTAGATAATGCTGCATATATGGTTAATTATTTTTTAGACACAGATGGATTTGAATTTATGTTTAAAGGAGTAGATAATGATGTAAAAGCTAACATTTTAAAATTACAAGAATATCATAAATTACGCCATGCTGATTTTGATAGAGTAACAAGAGTAGAAGTAGCGCAAAATTTTTTTGAAGGTCTTAAAAAACCAGAAGCTACAAAAAGTGGAAGAATTAAATTAGAGTTAGATAAATATATTAACTATGGAGAAGAAGGTGATGATAGCGTAGATCAAATAGATTTAACAAAAATGGTAAATGAATATATAATAAAATATCAAAATAAAAGAACAGCATTTAGTGTTCCTCTTAATATTCCTATGCCAATTTATACTTCTTTAACAGAAGGAGAAACTAGATCTTACATAGGTGATGATACAGTTGATACTATGGAAGTAGACGCAAATAGAGTAAGAACAGCAATAAAACCTTATTTAGATATATATTTAACTAATATGTTTTTTGATGAAAGTTATGTCACTAAAGGATCAGTTGAAAAAAATTTAAATAACGCAATGAAATTTATAATGGAAGATTTTGCCAATGATGGATTTAATTGGAAAGTTATTAGTGGGAGTAATTTTAGTGGCTAATGTAGAACAATATAGTTTATTTGATCATTATGGTAAATTAGGTTTTACTAAAAAACAAATACAAGATGATATGATTTTTACTTTACAAGAAAGAATGGCAAATATGAGTGATTTGCAAAAAAAAGAATACGGTATTAATGATGATTTTTATAATAGAACAAATTTATTTGATATGTTTGACGCTGGAAGAATAATAGCTGTATATGATGAAAAATCTACGCAACCATATCCTACATATAATTTAAGAGTTGATTTTGATGGTGATGGTGTTTTTTCCACTATACACAATCCTGATAATACAGCAGTTAATTTTAGGCCTGTTATGGGTGGAGAGTTTGCAGATAAACGATTTACAAGAGACGCTTTTTTTGACGAATATTATAAAGAACAATATGAAACTATGGTATCTGCTATGCCAAGTGATGTAAGAGATTTTTTAACTGTTAATCCTTGGGCTAATACTATGTTACAAAGTATGATAACTGGTTATTCTAGATTTGCAGAATTTGATAGAGAAGTTACAGAAAAGTTTGCAAATTTTATTGATGATTTTTCTAATCAAGAAAATAGAGTTGGGCCTCCTAGTGTATTTAAAAAAATAGTAAGAACTGTATTTGAAAACACATTAGGGTTTGACGCTAATAAAGATAGATTAGAATATGAAGTACAAGAAGCACAAAAAGAATATATTGAACAAGCTAAATTAAATAAAGTAAATGACAAAAATTTTATAAGTAATCCTTTCTTAGCACATATATATAAAAACGAAGGAGCATTTAGCAAAATAGTTTATGATCCTATGAGCAATGATACATCTTATGAACATTTATCAAAAATGGAAAATGGCAAATATGTTAATGATCCAACTATAGGATTTGGATTATCATTAAATGATAAATGGGTAACAAATCAATTAATTAATAAAGGATATAATATTGATTCATTATTAAAAGGTGAACAACAATTAAAAAGATCAGATGGTATGGAAATATCAGTTAATTACATGAATATTAAAAAAGACGATTTAGTTGATTTTTTTGGTGAAGATTTAGCTAAACCAGAAAATAGTTATTTAATGATGGCTTTATTAGATTTAAGTTATTTAAGTGGTTTTAATGTAGAAGGTAGTTTTATTGGAGACAGAATGAAGTCAGCAGTAAAGGGTGCTTTAACTGCTAAAACAACAGAAGAAAAATTAGGATTTGTAGGAAACTTTGCTTCTTATATTCCTAGTGATTTATTAGATAAACCATCTGGTAATATATTTGATTTTTCAGATCCAGATGTTCAAGATGTAAAACCATACATTGGATATGATAACGAAAATCAAACTTATGCAATGTACCCTGAAGCTACAATAGCACAAGAGTTATTTAATGATAGTGCTAGATATATGCAATACAGAGGAAGATTTTTAAATAACTTTGCATTGTTAGAAAAATGGGCGCAAGGTAGTTCTACTGCTGCACCTTTTCCAACATTTGATGATCAATTACCATCTTTAAAACAAGATGATAATATGCCAGTTATAGAAATAAAATAATGCCTGACGTATATATTGCTAGTGGTAATCCTTATTATCAAATAGATGATAATATTTATAAACAAGATAGACAAGCTCCTACAACTTTTAATTTTGTAAATATAGCAAGAGGTGTTCTTGATGAAAACGTTGTAGCTATTGGTGCAAAAAGATTAGTACAAACTGTATTTGATAATAGACCAGATTTATACAAAGTAGATGTAAGTTATGATCCTTTTTATGATCCACAATTAGCACCCTATAAAGATTTTATGGGTAATTTTTTACATTCTCACAGTGCTGAACATACAACTTATTTATTAGATAGATTTAAAAAGAAAATGAAATCTATAAATGGAGATCCAGGCTATATTATTGGAAGAATACTTGGAGGTCTTACAGATCCATCAAGTATATTTATGTTTACTAAAGGTGCTAATCTTTTACTTAAAGGTAGTAGATTAAAAAGAAGTATATTAGGGGGAAGTATTATAGGTGGGGAAGAAGCTATCAAAGGCGCTCTTGATGATACAAGAACAGCTGCAGAAAGAACTACTATAACTGCTGCTGGATTTATAGTTCCAGCATTATTTCCAGCAATAGCTAATGGTAAGTCTGCTAGAAAATTTGATAAGTATGCAGCTATGTATGATGAACAAGACGCATTTGCTGCCGGCACTACTGGTGCTGCTGTACCAAGAAGTACCAGAATACTTAAAGAAGAAGATATACAAGAAATGAATAAAATAGCTCCTACTGGTTTAGGTATATTTGGAGAACAAGGCCCATACAATCCTGTATTTAGAGTAATGAAACAAGGTGTAAGTGAAGCTCAAGAAATGATGGAAAGAATGTTAGAGCTGCCATTATTCCAAAATAAAAATTTAAAAGACATGATAACTAGACCAAGTGTAGAGCGTAAAATTAAAATGAGATATGCTCCATTAGTTGTTTCTACTACAAAAAAAATAGAAGCTGCGTACAATAGTTATCTTGCTAGAAATGGAGCTAAGAGTCAAAACTTTTTAGAAAGAAGTTTAGATACAAAGTTTGTTAAAAAGAAAGCATACTTTACTCCTAAAGAATTTAGGCAACAAATTTGGGAATATAAAATGGGAGCAAGGTTTGGAACACAAACAGTATTTGATGAAGATGTCATTACTGCTTCAAAAGCTATTGATGATTTTTACAGAACAATAGGTAAGGAATATGATAGTTTGCAAATTCCACAAAAATCTATGCAAAAACACATAGACTTTTTACAAGATATTTTAAACAAAACTAAAAATAAAAAAAGAAGAGAAGAATTAATTTTAACAATAAATAAAATGCAAAAACGAATAGATTATGTAAATAAAAATGGATCGTTAATAGATAACTATATTAACATTGTTTATCGTAGAGATTATATAGACGCTAATTTTGATGATTTTGTAAAAACATTAGGAGTAGCATTAAGAGAAAGAAATCCATCTATTACTCAAGATGAAATACTAGATATTGCAGAAGGATTTAAAGGGTATCAACCTGTAATAGCTATGCCTAATATAGCTGATGAAATTAAAATTGCTGCTGGTAAAGGAACAACAGCAGACATTGATGGATATATAAATAAAGTAAATAAAATTTCTAATAGATTTAAACAAAGAACTTTAAATATTGATTACCGACATTTAGCTAAAGAAGGTTTTATTGAAACCGATACACAAATTTTAAATAAAATGTATTTTAATCAAACAATACCTGACATTGAAATTACTAAAGCATTTGGAGATCCTATGGGATTTGGAACAAACTATATTCCAAAACAAAATCAAATGGGAATAAAACAAATTGCTGAAGTATATGATGAAATGATTATAGCAGCTGGTGGTTTAAAAACAAAAAAAGGTGAAAAACTACAAGTACAAAAAAATAAAATCTTAAAAGATTTAGACGCTGGAATACATTTATTAAGAGGTACTTATGGATTAGCTGAAGATCCTAATAGATCTTTAAGCAGAGGTATTAGATTAATGAAATTATATAATGCTATGACTATGCTTACTGGTATAGCTCAAACAGTAGATGTTGCTAGATTAGTAATGATAAATGGTATGGGTAAATCTTTTCAAATATCTTGGGATCTACTTACAAGTGGATATTTTAAAGAAATATATAAAATGAATTTAAAAACTACACAGCTAGGTGGTGAAGCATTAGATATGTTTGCTAGCACAAGAGCTATGGCAATGTACGGTTTAGATGACGCATTTGGTGTATTTAATAAATTTGAACGAGGTGCTAGTAGTATGGGTAATTTATATTTTACTTATTTAAATTTATCTAACCCTTGGAATACAGCAGTAAAAAATATTGCTTCTCTATATAATGGAACAAGAATGTTTGAAGCTATTGAGCAACAAATACTTACTGGCAAAATATCTAAAGTAAATAAAGCTAGATTACGAAGTATGGGTATTAGTGAATCTATGGCAAAAAGAATATATAAACAATATACACAATACGGTTATGGGCCTAATGCTAGAAAATGGACAGCTAATGGAGATACATATAAATCATTAAGAGTTGCAAATTCAGATGAATGGACAGATAAAGAAGCAGCAGATTTTTTTCATCAAGCAATAGGTAAACAAGCAAACGTAGATATTGTGACTCCAAGTAAAGGCGATGTACCTTTATGGGCAAATACAGAAATGGGTGGTTTACTTACACAATTTAAAAAGTTTGGTATGGCTGCTACTCAAAGAATATTAATGAGAGGATTACAAGAAAAAGACGCTAACTTCTTTACAGGAGTAATGCTGTTAATGGCAGCTGGTGCTGGAGTAGACGCATTTAGACAAAAAGCATTTAATAGAGATTATTCTAAAAAACCATTTGGTCAAAAAATTGTAGACGCATTTGATAGATCTGGATTAGGTGGTATTTATTCTGATATTAATAATGCGATTGAAAGATTAGGTAATAATGAAATAGGATTAAGACCATTATTAGGTGCTAAAAAACCTTATGGAACATATAGAGATATATTTAATAATCCAGTACCTGATGTACTTGGGCCTACTGCTAGTCAAATAGCTAATATATCTGATATTATGTGGACTTGGGGTAGTGGCAAGTACAATCACCATACTGCTAGGAATGTGCGTAGACTTTTACCGTTTCAAAATGTATGGTTTCTTGATTCATTATTTGATGAAATAGAACAAAAAGGACTTAGATGAGCATAACAATATCTGCAACTGATCCAAGAATACAGTATACTGCAACAAGTAGTCAAACTACATTTGCTGTACCATTTGAATTTTTTAGTGATGATGATTTAGTTGTAAAACATACTAGCTCTGGAGGTGTAGATACTACATTAACAAAAGCTGCTAGTCCTGGTTCTGTTACGCAATACTCAGTAAGTGGTGCTGGAGAATCTGGTGGTGGTAATATTACATTAGGATCTGGAGCTACTGCTGGTGATAAATACACTATCACAAGAAATATAAGTATATCAAGAAGCACAGATTTTCCTACTTCTGGTTCGTTTCCAATAGAAACACTTAATACAGAATTAGATAAACTTGTTGCAATGATACAACAAAAAACAATAGATATTAATTTATCTCCAAGAGCTTCTTCTACTACATCAACAGCATATGGTTTAACATTTCCAGAGTTGGTCGCAAATAAGCTGTTAACTGTAAACAGTGCTGGTAATGCATTAGAATTTTCACAAGAGATAGGTACATTTAAAGGTAATTGGTCGGCAAGTACTGCATATGTTCAAAGAGATATTATCAAAGATACATCAACAAATAATATATTCATTTGTAATAGCAGTCATACCTCAAGTGGATCGCAACCAATTACAACTAATACTGATTCAGCTAAATGGGATTTAATAGTA